GGATGCCTATTCTTGATAAGCCATTTCATTATATTAAATGGACTTCTCCAACCGAGCTTGTAAAAACTTTTCCTAAGCTGCCTGCTCGTTGTGAACAAATAAGTCTTAAACAGGGCGTAGAGCCTGATACAGAACAACGTGGCGGATCTCAGTTAATTAAATGGGGCAAGCACTATATTGCTATTTCTCATGAAGTTGTTTTGTTTAAAAATTATATGAAGCAAAAGAATGGAACCTATAGACACCGCATATGTGTATGGGATGAAGATTTTGTTTTAGTGGGAGTTTCTCCTACAAATTGGGCTTTTCTAGATGGGCAGATTGAGTTTTGTGCAGGAGCTGCAGAACATGATGGCAACCTTTTAGTCAGTTTTGGATTTCAAGATAATGCAGCTTTTGTATTACAAGTTCCTGGTCAAGTTATTAATACAATGATTGAAGAGGCTTTAAATGTTTAAGTCAATAAATGATTTAGTCGTTGATCTTTCTAAAGATCCTTTTAATCCTATTTTAAGCTTTAAGATTGCAATGGAATATGAAAAGGCTGGACAAACAGCTTCTGCCGTTTCTTTCTATCTTCGTGCAGCAGAATATGGATATAACTCTCATCCAGAATATGTATACACATCTCTTTTAAAATCTGCTCAATGTTTTGAAAATCAAAAAAATCGTGAAAGCACCGTACATAACTTATTCTTAAAAGCTGTTGCATATATTCCAACAAGACCAGAGGCGTGGTTTCTTTTAGCAAGATACTGCGAAAGGGCAAAGCGTTGGCAAGAGGCATATACATTTTCTGAGACAGGCCTAATGTATACAAAAAATAAAGTAAACGCCCTTCCTACTTGGGTAGATTATCCAGGAGAGTACTGTTTGATATTTGAAAAAGCAGTTGCTGGTTGGTGGGTCGGCAGAAAAGATGAGTCATACGACTTGTTCCAAGAAATCCTTAAAAAGGATATAACGCATGGATACAGAACAGCGATTCTTAGCAATCTTAAATTATTTGAAACAAGAGAATATATTGATCCACTAGAACCAGTAGTAACTAATTTCCGTAAACACTTTGATAGTGATGCTCCTATAATTATAGATATTGGAACAAGAGATGGTGATGATGCTTACTATTTATATAAGAAATTAAATAGCACTAGGGTAATTGCTGTAGATGCTAATGTAAATGCTGTTAGCCAAACACGATCTAATTACCCATGGATGGATATTATTTATACAGCTATTACAGAAAAAGACGGGCAAATTGATTTCTATATTGTTAATGGAGATGATAAAGAGTCTTCTGGCACATCTTCAGTGTTTAATAAAGATAGATCTATAAGCCCCTCCCCAGAATATTATGCAGATAAAATACAAAAAATAAAAGTTCCTTCTACTCGTATGGACACACTTTTATTAAATTTAGGGGTTAATGATAAGATAGATGTTGTTAAGGTAGATACAGAAGGATATAGCTGGCAGGTGCTACAAGGATTTGGGGACAGGCTAAAAGACGTTCGTTTATTTCATTTAGAGACTGAAAAAACTTCTGTCCATGATGACCACGTAACTACTGATAAGATTACAGAATTTATGAATAACAACGGATTTGCCCTAATAGACGTTTCATACGAATGGGGCTGGAATATTGAAGACCAGGTTTGGGTTAATAAGGCTTTAGTAATTAGGCACCCAGAGTGTTTTAGTTCTAAATGATTGTTATAATATTTAAGGTGGTATAATTTTAAAATGGGCTCAACATCAAAGGGTTTTAGTTTTCCCGCTTATTCAGATCCGCCAGATATTCCTGCGGACATTCAATTGCTTGCACAAAATATTGATACATATTTAACAGCAAACCCAGGACCACAAGGAACTACTGGAACGCAGGGCACACAGGGCCTTCAAGGAACTACTGGAACGCAAGGAACAACTGGAGCACAAGGTGCAACAGGAACCCAAGGAACAACTGGTACACAAGGAACAACTGGAGCACAAGGCGCAACAGGCACACAGGGTGAAACTGGTACACAAGGAACAACTGGTACTCAAGGAACAACTGGCGCACAAGGCACAACAGGTTCACAAGGTGAGACGGGTACACAGGGCGCAACGGGAACTCAAGGAACAACAGGAACTCAAGGTGTTGCTGGAACTGGTGTTGATATTTTAGGAACTTATGCAAGTTTAGGTGCGCTACAGTCTGCACATCCAACAGGAACTTTAGGTGATGCATACATAATCACTGGAGATCTTTATGTTTGGACTGGTTCTGCCTGGACTAACGTTGGTCCAATTCAAGGATCTCAAGGAACAACTGGCACACAAGGTTTTACTGGATCACAAGGAACAACTGGAGCCCAAGGTGCAACAGGAACACAGGGTGAAACTGGTATACAAGGAACAACTGGCATACAAGGAACAAATGGAGCACAAGGTGCAACAGGCACACAGGGTGAAACTGGCATACAGGGAACAACTGGCACACAGGGAACAACTGGAGTACAAGGCACAACAGGCACACAGGGTGAAACAGGTACACAGGGCGCAACAGGAACTCAAGGAACAACAGGATCTCAAGGAACAGCTGGCCCACAAGGCACAACAGGCACACAAGGTGCAACAGGTACACAGGGCGCAACAGGTACACAGGGCGCAACAGGAACTCAAGGAACAACTGGACCAGAAGGACCAGCAACCGTTCCTCAAAATACTAAAAGCGCTAGTTATACACTGCTTTCTTCAGATAACGGAAAATTTATTAGTATAACAACTGGTGGAATTACAGTTCCTGCATCAGTATTTACAGCTGGTCAAAATGTTGTTATATATAATAATTCTTCTTCTTCACAAACAATTACACAAGGATCTGGAGTTACAATGAGATTTGCATCATTTTTAACTACTGGCAATAGAACAATTCCTAGATACGGGCTTGCAACAATACTCTGTGTTGATACAGATACATTTGTAATATCTGGTCCAGGACTAGGTTAACCATGACATATGCTGCTATGGCATTAGGTGTCAATACTAATGGTGGTCCAGAAATAACTGGTGGCGGAGTAGTTACATCAGATGCAACATATTACTATAGAACATTTACAGCTAGCACAACAATAACAATTCAAAACGGACCAATTGCTTACGAATCTATTTGTATTGCAGGAGGTGGTGGTGGAAACTTTATGGGCGGTGGCGCTGGCGGTGCTGGCGGTGCTGGTGGACTTGTATATGATTCCAACAGTTTTGACAACTTTTCTTACTTTATTAATGTTGGAGCTGGCGGTCCTGGTAACTCTGAAGGATCTGGAGGACAAGGAAGTGATTCTGTTTTTGCCGCATCAACAGCAAAGGGTGGAGGAATGGGGCCAAATTATTACTCAACATGGCCATTAGTTGGTGGCTCAGGCGGTGGCGGAATTGGTAATGGTGGGTACAACACTGGAAGTAATGGAACTGCTGGTCAAGGAAATAAAGGTGGAGATGTAAATCCTGTTTCTCAGTCAAATTTTGTTTATGGATATGTAGGATCAGCAGGCGGTGGCGGAGCAGGCGCAGTTGGTTCAAATAACTCTGGAACAAATAATGCTAATGGAGGAAATGGTGGAAACGGAACAAATTCATATTCTTCTTGGGCATCCGTTACTTCAACTGGCGTAGGTGGTTATTATGCAGGTGGCGGTGGAGGAGGTGCGACTTATGGATCAATCGATGGCACAGTTGGAGCTAATGGAACTGCTGGAACAGGAGGATTGGGCGGAGGAGGCAATGGCGGAAAATCTGCAACTGGAAAACCAGGTCATGCAGTTCCAACTGCTGGAATAGTAAACACAGGTGGCGGTGGCGGCGGAGGCGGAGGATGGTATGAAGTTATTGGTGGAAATGGACAAGGTAACGGCACAGCTGGAGCTAACGGCGGATCAGGATTAATTATAATTAGATATCTTAAATCAGCAGTTGGTGGATAATGTCATATAGATCAACAATTTTATCAGACTATCCAATTGGATACTATCCTTTAGATGATCTTACAACTGTAGACATTGCAAACTATACATCTCTAGAATCAGAATATGCAACATATCAGGATATATTAGATGACCCAGCAATTTCTTCATACGCCAATATTTTTGGAGATTTAGCATATGATCATTCAGGGTGTGAGAATGATAGCTTTTATGCGGGGGATCCAGAAACAGATATTGTCCCAATTGTTGTAGGTAATTCAAGAGCAACAAAAATAACAAGTGCTAACTCTATTGAGTATGTTATAACAAAAGATTATACTGCTACTACAACTACCAGCCAATTTGGAACATTAACTTCATCTGATAATGACTTCACATTAGAGGCATGGATTTATCCACAATTTACAACAACTAACGAGACAACAATTTTGGCGGATTCAACAGAGGATGTTGGTTTATTCTATGATAAAGGCAATATAACATTTAAGATAAACGCAGAGGTTTTATCTCATACCCTTTCCAATATAGACAAGGTTCATCACATTGTTGCTACATATAGCCCAACATTGATGTGCATTTATATAGATGGACAGCTTGTTTCTACAAGAACATTAAACAGATTTGTATTTACAAATACAACACTTTCATTAACAACTGGACCAACATTAGACTCAGATGATTACTTCCTAATTAATAGCGTAGGCATTTATAGATATGCCTTATCTGGATCACAGGTTCAAAATCATTATTTAGAGGCATCAGAAATATCCCCTATTCAGGTTGTAGATCCAGACAGCGGCGAGCTATTTGACCTATATGATAATAATATCTCAACTCAGTTTATCTATTCATATCCTGGAAATAAAACATGGGATTATTTTATAACTGATGACTTGTCATATAATGACTCAGAGCAATCGCTGTCTATTAAGAAGGCCACGGGATCTAAGACTGTTGTTTTAACAGACTATATTTCATTACCATATGCAGCAGTTTTAGATTCATCAAAAATTGAATGGAACGGAACAGAAGGAATAACAGTAGAAGTTTCAGTAGACGGATCAACATATCAAGAATGCGAGAATGGTCAGGTAATCCCTCAATTCACACTTGCAAGCTTTAATGGTAATAAGCAAGTTTATTTAAAGATAACTTTATCCACTACAGATAGCAGTAAGTATCTTCCTAAGATATTTGATCTTCAAATTAAATTCTATAATAATCAAATTGCCTATGCCTCTAATAGCGCATCTTATATTTCTACATTAGAAGGAGTAGCAGGGGTCTCAGTATATGATATTACAATTGGAAATAATAAATACCCAATTTTATCAAGAAATGCTAAAAACGGAATAAGAACTATTTCAAGTTCTGGTTTTTATATTAATACTACCTCCTCAATTAATACCTTAGAGTTTTTCTATACACCATATGCCCTAACAGCCAGTGGCCTAGTATCAACAGTCTCTAGCGGATCATATGCTGCTTCAAATTATTCGTGGGGAAGTACGGGGACAATAAGCAAAACTAATATATCTGCTATTTATATAAATGGGGTAAACAAGACCTCGCAAACAAGTGTCTCAGATGTATTTAAACTAGGTGAGCTACACCATGTCGTAATTGTTTTTACAGCCGCAGTAAGCGGAAATATAAAATTCTCACACTCTTCTTCTGGGGCAGTTCCTGCATTATTCCAGAACTTTGGTATATATCCAGCAGCATTTACCTCAACAAATGTAACCACTCACTATAACCTATATACATCTAATAGCGTTACCACCGTTTTAGATAACACTACTGCGTCCATGACCGTGACAGAAAACTCAGTAGACTACTACGATAATGACTGGATTGTTATACAAAACTCATAATTTTGTCACATAGCCTGACAAAAAGCTGGACTTTGACACCAAAGAATGGTAAAATAAAATACTATGGAAATTAAAAAAGTCAATCAGACCGTAATTGAAGAAACCACGCTTGGTATCTATGTGTGGGAGATGCCCGACGGAAGATGGATTGGCGATGATGAAGGTAACTATTTATCAATAGCATCCCATAAAGGTAGCAAGGCAAACATGGCGGCTTTAGCAGCAGAGGTATCATCCTTTGGAATTGATGTGGGTCAGCCTAAATTTTTATCTAACAGACGCAAGATTGATGATGAGCAATTTGAATATCAGAAGGCAAGACTTGAGCAGGGCTTGATTCCTGACCCATTTGATATTGGTAACTATAAAGATGAGCTAGCGGCTTACAACAAGAAGAATCCAGTAATAGGTGGATCAGGGAGATAACTATGGAGTTCGTTCAGGATAATGATTTAGAGTCAACAGATAGAATTCAAATTTCTTCTGCATCTGACCTGTTTCAACTAAAGAAAGAAAAGGATCATTCAGATCCATTCATGATGCAAGAGGATGATTTAAGAAAAGTATCTGGGTTAAGCTCTAACTTCCGTCGCAAGATGGGTAGAGAGTTGTCTAAAGCATTTATGGGTAGAGAAGACACTGGAACACAGCAGAATCTATTACAGCAGGCGGTAACTGGATATGCAATGTTTGATTTGGTTGAGCCACCATATAATCAAGAATACCTTTCAAGAATTTATGAAATCTCAACTTACAACTATGCAGCAATTAATGCAAAGGTTGCAAATATTGTTGGACTAGGTTATGACTTTACTGAGACAAGAAAAACAAACGATGCCTTCGACTCAATTACTGATGACAAACAATTAGAGCGAGCAAGAAGAAAGCTCAATAAGCTTAAGCAAGATCTGCAGATATGGCTTGATTCAACAAACGATGAAGATACATTTACACAAACACTTATTAAAGCATACACAGATTTAGAGGCTACAGGAAATGGCTACATTGAAATCAGCCGAACTACCGCAGGCAACATCGGCTACATTGGACATATCCCGTCAAAGACAATGAGAGTTCGTCGTTTACGTGATGGGTTTATTCAGCTTCTTTACGGCAAGGCTGTGTTCTTCCGTAACTTTGGAGATCAAGAAACAGAGAATCCAATTGCAGGAGGAGAGGATAGACCTAACGAAGTTATCCACCTAAAGAAGTACACTCCAACAAATAACTATTATGGAATCCCAGATATTATTGCAGCTCAGAACGCTTTAGCTGGAAATGAATTCGCTGGCAAATATAACCTAGACTACTTTGAAAACAAGGCGGTCCCAAGATATATTATTACAGTTAAGGGAGCAAAGCTTTCTCCAGAGTCAGAAAGAAAATTGCTTGAGTTCTTTCAGGTTGGATTAAGAGGAAAGAATCATAGATCTCTTTATATCCCACTTCCAGCAGATTCACCCGACTCAAAGGTTGAATTTAAGATGGACCCAATTGAGGCTGGAACTCAAGAATCTTCATTTAATCTTTACCGTAAGGCAAATAGAGATGAAATCCTATTAGCTCATCGTGTGCCAATTAATAAAATTGGAACTCCAGAGGGAGTTAATTTGGCGGTGGCAAGAGATGCCGATAAGACATTTAAAGAGCAGGTTTGCCGTCCAGCACAAATGACATTAGAGAAGAAATTAAATAAAATATTCGAAGAAAAGACAGACGCCCTTTCTCTTAAATTCAATGAATTAACTCTTACTGATGAGGATACTCAATCTAAGATTGATGAGAGATATTTAAGAATGCAGGTAATTACTCCTAATGAAGTCCGTATTCGAAAGGGAATGATCCCTATTGATGGCGGAGATGATATGGTTGAATTAAAGCCACAACAACAGGCTGAAATTAGAACACAAGCAAATAATACCCGTGTCCGAGAGCAACAAAGACAAGGAAATTCTCCAGATATCTCTGGTGAAGGACGAAATGCTCAGGGCGACGGCAGACAGGTTGAATAACTTTACTCAACCATTATTTGCCTTTTTATCTACAAATAGATAAAATTAAGCATATGAACATTGAAAAGTCTTTATGGTCTTCAAATGGCGACAACATCGTTTTGTCTGTGCCATTCACCAAAGTAAATCGTGAAAAAAGAACTGTGTCAGGTTTTGCAACATTAGACAATGTTGACCAAACTGGTGACATGGTTACATCAGAAGCAAGTATGAAAGCGTTTGAAAATTTCCGTGGAAACATTCGTGAGATGCATGGACCAAACGCTGTAGGAAAAATGCTTTCATTTAAACCAGAAACATACTATGACCCAGAAACAAAAGAATTTTATAACGGAGTATATGTAGACGCATATGTTTCAAAGGGAGCACAGGATACTTGGGAAAAGGTTCTTGATGGAACCCTAGCAGGATTTTCAATCGGCGGAAAGATTACAGAGTCAGACAATGAAGTTAATAAGTCAACAGGTAAGCCAGTAAGATTTATTAAGGGCTACGAATTGATGGAACTATCAATTGTAGATTCACCAGCAAATGAACTTTGCAATATCTTGTCAATTCAAAAGATGAACGGACAAATGATCTTCAAGGGCATTGCAGTAGATGTCGTAACAGAGAATATTTTTTATTGCAAAGAAAGCGATTCTGTTTTTATCTCAACAGAAAAAACATATGAGTCTCCAATCACTGGAAAGCCAGCCGAACTAATCGGATGGGTAGAAAGCTCAGATGTTAACAAAGCAAAAGAGATAGATAAAATTCTTGATTTATACAAGTCAAGATCCACGTTGCCTGAAACACAAACAATTGCAAAACAGGCAAACGCAGAAGGAGGTAATGAAGTGTCAGAAAATACAGAAACCACTGCAGTTGAAGAGACTGTAGTAGAAGAAGCACCTGCTGTTGAAGAAACACCAGCTGCTGAAGAAGCTCCTGCAGAAGACGCAGTAGCAGACGCTTCTGCCGAAACTCTGGAAAAAGCAGCCGACGTATCAGAAGTTGAGGTTGATGAACCTGATTTTGCAAAGATGTTGGGCGATCTAAAAGGCTTTTTCTCAGAAACTCTAAGCAAGGCTACAGATGCAAATGCAGCACAGGTTAAGACTGTTACAGAAACAGTTGAGACTTTTAGCAAGAGCGTTGATAGCCGAATCACAGAGTTGGCAGAACAACACGCAGTCCTTTCAAAGGCTGTTGAAGATATCAGAAACACGATTGATGGCGTACAGAAGCGTGTCGATGCAGTAGAAGGTGAGACTGCAATTAAGAAGTCCTCAGACCTTGGCGGGTCTCAGGAAGTAAGTACAATCAAGAAATCAAAATGGAACGGTTCTTTCCTCGGTTCCGTAAACGAATTAATTAGATAAACAAAGGTAGGTGAAAATATATGAGCAATGAATTATTAGAAAAGTCAGTAGCTGCTAACACTAGCGTTACAGGTAACATGACAGGTTCTGCAGTAGCTACTACTGGAGTACACATTGGCTCTGAGGGTGAAGGTGGACTCCTTAACCCAGAGCAGTCAGCTCGCTTCCTTGACTATATGTTCGATGCAACCGTAATTGGTAAAGTCGCCCGTACAGTAAGAATGAAAGCAGACACAACAGAGATTGATCGTATGTCAGTAGGCGAGAAGCTTATGAAGCTCGCAACTGAAGCAGACGACACAGCAGCTAACTCAGCTGTATCATTCTCAAAGATTTCTTTGACAACAAAGAAGCTTCGTCTAGATTGGGAACTATCAACAGAGTCTCTAGAAGACAACATTGAAGGTCCAGATCTAGAAGATCACATCGCACGTATGATGGCAACACAGGCAGGTAACGACATTGAAGACGTAGTTCTAAATGGAGATACAACTCTAACAGGAGATGCATTGTACAAGTCATTTGACGGCGTTGTAAAGAAGGCAAAGGCATACGGCCACGTTGTAGACAACGGTGGATCAGCAATTTCTCGTGCAGCGTTTAACTCTGCATTGAAGTCTCTTCCACGCAAGTACAAGCAGCGTCGTGCAGATCTTCGTTTCTTGGTAGGTTCAAACCTAATCCAAGACTTCCTATTTGCAAACAGCATTGGTACTAACCAGACAATTCCACAGGATATTGCTTCAAGCATCATCCGTGGTGATGTACAGCCAGTCTCAGGACCAGCAGGTTACGTAGCACCTTATGCATTTGGTATTCCAATTGTTGAAGTTCCACTTCTAAACGAAGCACAGGACGGCGACTATTCAGGAGAGACAGGAAACCACGGAGATATCCACTTGACATTCCCTAACAACGTAGTTGTTGGAATCAAGCGTGATGTAACTGTTTACCGATTCTTCTGGCCACGTAAGGACTCAATTGAGTACACAATGTATACTCGTGTTGGTGTCCAGATCGAACAAGCAGATGCTTGGGTTGTTGTGAAGAACGTTAAAGTAGCTTCATAATTTAGGATTAAATCCGCAAGAAAGGCCCCCAATTAATTTTGGGGGCTTTTCATTTTAATTTACTAATGCTATAATTAATTGACCTAGAAAAAGGAGAATATAAGATGTCATTTGACACCCTAAAGGTAGCAGAGCTAAAGAAAATTGCAGAGGACTTTGCAGTTGAAACAAATAGCCTAAAGAACAAGAACGATATTATTGCAGCCCTAGCAGAAGAAGGCGTAACATGGGCAGTGTACGAACAAACAATTAAAAAAATTGAAGAAGAGGCGGAAGAAATTGAAGTCACCCCTAGATTTGATAAGAACCAGAAAATCACAGAAGATATGGTTCTTGTTAGAATGACTAGAGAAAACTTCCGTTATGATATTATGGGGTACACATTCACCAAGGATCACCCATTTGTAGCAATGTCAGCAGACAGTGCACAAGCGATCTTTGATAAAGAGGAGGGTTTTAGACCAGCTACACCAAGGGAAGCTCAAGACTTCTATAGCTAATCTAAAACATAAATAATGGCAGAGATATATAAGGATCAAACATCACCAATCAAAACTAAGATCTTTTGGGCGGGTGAAATTGTTGATGCAGATGACGATTTAGTTTCTGCCGCTATTTACGACATAACAGAAGATAAGACAATTTCCCCATCGGTTAATCCAAATACTGTTCTTGTAACATTATCTGCGACAAAGCTTGAGACAGACATTGGTACCTATCAAATTGTTATACCTTTTCAGTATTGTCAAAGAAATAGAAAGTTTAAGATTGTCTGGTCATATGAAGTTGGCGGAGTAGAGGCATCTCATATTTACTATACAGATGTAGTTACTCCTTATGCAAACATGGCCGATATTCTAGAAGAGCTAAATATTGGAACAGACCCATCAGATCCAAACTATAAAACTTATCATGAGCTTCAAATGGCAGAAAAATATGCTAGAAAGCTAATTGAAGAATATTGCAATCAGTCTTTCTATCTTTATGATGATACGGAAATTGCATATGGCTCTGGTTCAGACGTACTAGCTCTTCCATATAGAATACATCAAATACATAAGCTTTATGAAAATGACGTTCTTGTTGTAGATAATATTAATTCAGAGAATAACTGGATATTCGAACCAGTAATTTCTGAATCTAATTTTGGAATTAGAGTAAACAGGCAAGACTTATTAGATAATGTAACTTATACAGCTAACGGATTAATTCCTCCATCAATTAATGATAGAGGATATTCAGGAGCATTTAGAGAAGATTTTAGATATGTTGTATCTGGAAGATTTGGCTGGCCAACAGTACCAGACAATGTTCAAGAGGCATCCTTAATTTTAATACAGCAGTATTTTGACAGAGATACTGCATGGAGAAACAAATACGTTAAGAGTATAAGCACCTTCGACTGGAAGTTTGATTATATGGGAGGTGCCCATACTGGTACTGGAAATCTTTATGCAGACAAGCTTTTAGATGCCTATGTAATTAGCGGAATGGCAACATTCTAAAATGGATATTATTTCATCAGTATTACCAATGCTGCTAGATGTTTATGTTCAAGCAGATACTCAAGATCCAGATACTGGTGCAATTGTAAAAGAATTTCAATATAGAGCGACATTAAGTTGTCATGCAAAAGGAATTATTAGCAACTCCGCAACAGCAAGAAGCGGTGATAGACAGGTTATTGCTAACAAGTATTCTAACGAACAGATGATTCAAATTAGAACCATCGAAAAGCTAAACCTTAGACATAAGCTTACAGCAATCAGAGACAAAAATAATACATATATCTGGAAAGAACTAAACTATCCAACAGAGTCACCAACCGTATTTGAGGTTATTGGAGTTACTCCTATGCTCGATCCATTTGGAACAATTGTTGGATACAGCACCGTAGCTAAAAGATCGGAGAATCAGGCAATTGGAGTCTAATACAGCATTAGTATCTGTAGCCAGTGGATTAGAAAGATTGATGACTGGATTAGATACATCTATATTTAAAGACTCAACCGTTGCTCAAATCTCTGCTACTGTTTATTATCAAGCCCAGGTTATGGCAAAATTAACATCAAATAAGAATTTTCAGAATAAATTTAACACAGTAATATTTAAACAAATAGAGCAAGACTTTGGTGCATATATAGACGCCAAAGCAAGAACCTCACCACTAGCACTTCACCATGTTTATGAATGGAAGAAAACTGGAAACCCAGGATCAAGACTATTTGAAATAAATAAGTTATCACAAGATGGATTATCATTTAAGATTGGATATTCTTTTAAATTATCTAAATCAATGGTTCCAACAAGTAGGGGTAACCACAGACATGTGTTCGCAAATAAAGCATCTGTCATGGAAGCTGGAATGCCCGTCATAATCCGCCCAAGGTCATCTGAGCGACTTGTATTCGATGTTGATGGTTCTACCGTCTTTATGCCTAAAGGGGCTTCAGTGACGGTTACAAAGCCTGGAGGGGTTAGAGTAAAAGATACCTTCGCAGTATCATATAAACATTTCTTTACAGGTAATTTAGTTAATTTATCAATTAAGAAATCTGGATTTCAAAGAATGTTTAATAGTTCAATTAGTAAAGCATTAAGTATCCCAATGGATATTAAGAGAGTTAAATATTCATTTTCTGCTAATACAGTCAGAGGGCAAGCAGACTTTGCTTTAACTTCAGCATTTGGAGGTGCATAATGGTTAATTATAAATTAGACGCAATGCTTGAATTACGAAAGTACATTTGGAAGCGGCTAAAAGATACAGAAATATTTAATGAGGATGATTACTATAGTGATAATATAGGAGAGATTACAGTTCCTATTATTCCCGTCCAGCAAGTACCTGAACTAAATCAATTCTTGAGCGGCAAGAAGCATATTGTCTATGACAAAATAGGGATGTCATATGAAGACCTATGGGCTATATGCTGTGAGCAAATACTATTTACAGTCTACTCAACAGATATATCTGATATCAATGAGATTAGAAACTTCATGGTAGATGAATTTAGAAGGGTAGATGAGTCAGCAAGAGATGTCAATAATTGGACAGGCCTATCAGACAAATTTCAGTTCTATAGCATATTCATTGCAGACATGTCCCCAACCGAGCCATCTCAGGAAATGCAGGGATTTTTGTCAACAGACATAATCTTAGAAATCAAGTATGCAAGATCTGCAGGGGCAGACGGTAGATTTATTTAGTTTGCCTTTTTACCCAAAAAGGCCTATTATTATACCAAGAGGAAAGACAGCCTAGCCAGCTTTGATAGATTTTATTTATGATTTTGAAATAACAGGAGGTAAAACAATATGGCAATTTCAGCCGCAAATAATGCAAAGAACATCATTGTTGGTGCTTCACCATTATTCCTTAGCGTTGCTACCACAGGAGATTCTTCACTTGACCCAACAGTGGGTTCAAACAAGGAGTCATTCTCAACAACAGCATCTTACACAGATACTTTGAATGCAGCAACAGCTAAATGGAGAAATGTTGGATTCACAAACAACGGTCTTCAGATTACATACAACCCAACTTATGGAAATGTAACAGTAGATCAGCTTCTTGATAGCGCAAAGCTTTTCAAGGAGTCTATGGAAGTTATGATTGCAACAGAAATGGCGGAAGGCGTTCTTGAGAACGTACTCGCAGTTTTTGGACAGCCAGGAACAATTTCAGGTGGATCAGTAACAACAGTTACAGGAGATGAGACATTAACATCTGCAGATCCAACTTCTTCAACACCTAAGCAATTAGGTCTTGCAGCAGGAGCACTTCTTTCAGCACCAGTAGAGCGTCAGCTCGTGGCAGTTGGACCAGCTCCAGAATACAATATCGCATCTTACACAAAGAATGAGCGTGTATACTATGCACGTCGTGTTCTATCTGTACAGCAGTCACAATTCTCGTTGGCACGTAACACTCCAACAACATTCCCAGTAACATTCCGTCTACTCCCAGAGTCAGCATACGCTGGTTCAGAGTACGGTAAGATTATTGACCGAGTTTACTCATAATATCTATATAAATTAGATTAACAGAAACCCCCATTAATTTGGGGGTTTTCTGCTTGTATTAGTAAGCGTGTTTTGTTATAATAATTAAGACAATCCTAGGAGGATAAATTGGCTACTACAATCTACGACGTAGAAGAAATTGAATTACAAAACGGTGCTAAGGTAAAGCTAAAGCCCCTTACAATCAAAGAGCTAAGAAAGTTTATGGCGGCAATTCAGAGAACCGCAAATACAACATCAGAAGATGAAACATTAGACATCCTTATTGATGCCTGTGCGGTTGCACTAGAAAAGCAGTTGCCAGAATTGGTAGCAAATAGAGATGCACTCGAAGACGCATTAGACGTACCCACAATCAATCGCATCCTTGAAGTATGCGGTGGGATTAAGATGGACGACCCAAACCTTCTAGCGGCAGCGGTTCTGGCTGGTCAGAACTAGATTTAGCCGCTTTAGAGGGTGAAGTTTTTCTTTTAGGACACTGGAAGAATTACGAAGAACTAGAAGAAAGTCTTTCAATGCCAGAACTGATTCAAACTTTAAAATCAATGCAAAAGACTGAGTCAGAAAAAAGAAGATTCTTGGCTTCTATACAAGGTGTAGATCTTGGAAAAGAAGATTCAGAAGAAGAAGGTCCTTCCTTCGAAGATGTTCAGAGACGGGCACTTGGTATAAATGCTAGTGGTGATGATATAGTTTCACTACAAGGACAGTTAGCAGCAAGCGCAGGCTTTGGAATTGGAGCAGGATTAGGATACGAAAAGGGGTAGCACATATAAATGGCTGATGAAAACATAGTCACCAATATAGTCGCTAATGCTGACTTTTCAGATCTTATTGCAAATGTCAATAAGGTCACTACTAATCTTGCCCAATTAAAACAAACACTCGTAAGCACAGATAAAGCTTTAGCATTACAAGCAGCAAAGATCCAACAAAACTTTGCTTCTACATTAAGAAGCACTGGACAATTCTCAACACACTTTGTCAGCCTTTCCTCAGATGTAGAAAAGTTTGGAAAAAACCTTGACTCTGGAAAGCTAAAGTTAAGAGACTATTATTCAACCTGGCAAAATCATCAAAGAACAGCAGGCGGATTAATTAGAGATCTTGCAAAACAACAGGTACAATTACAAAATTCTATTCTTCAGCCATTAGGTAGAAACGCTGAAGGGCTTATGCAATTCAATGTTCAGGTTCCTAGAGGCTTAGATTTAACAAAAAGCAAAACAGCTCTGCTTAAGCAAGAAATGCAAATTATGAATAAAGTTATTCAGGATGGCGGAGTACAACTTATTAACTGGGGTAAAAATACACAGTGGGCTGGACGTCAGCTAACAGTAGGGCTAACGCTTCCACTGGCTGCTTTTGGAAAAGCAGCAGCAGACGCATTTAAAGTTGCCGATCAAGAGCTTGTTCGTTTAACAAAGGTTTATGGCGGAGTAGCGCAAACATCAGCAACAGATTTAGCTAAAGTAAGAAAAGAAGTTGCCCAGACAGCAAAAGAGTTAGCTCAGGCTTACGGTGCATCATATACAGAAACCATATCTTTAGCAGCAGACATTGCCGCAACAGGAAAAGAGGGCGAAGACTTAATCAAATCAACTCAAGAAACAACTAGACTTGCAATCCTTGGTGAAGTTGATAGACAAGAAGCAATGAAAGCAACTCTTTCAATTCAAACAGCTTTTAAGCAAAATACAGAACAGCTTACTGAATCGATTAACTTTTTAAACGCAGTTGAAAACCAGACATCTACATCTCTAGCAGACCTTGTTGAAGCAATTCCAAAAGCTGGACCGATTATTCAAAGCTTGGGCGGAACTATAGAAGACCTTGCATTGTATTTAACTGCAATGAAAGAGGGCGGAGTAAATGCATCTGAAGGTGCAAACGCTATTAAGTCATCATTAGCTTCTCTTATTAACCCCACAAAAGTTGCCAAAGAGCAGTTTCTAGGATTTGGAATAAGCCTTGAAGATATAGTTAACTCTAATGCTGGTAATTTAACTGCTATGATGTTAGACCTACAAGCATCATTAGATAAGCTTGACCCCCTACAAAAATCAAGAGCTATTGAACAGCTATTCGGTAAGTTTCAATTTGCAAGAATGTCTGCTCTTTTTGAAAACTTAGGTAAGCAAGGAAGCCAGACTTTACAGGTACTTGATCTAATGAAGGCAAGCAGTCAAGATTTAGCAAATGTTGCTGGTCGAGAATTAGCTCAGATTACAGAATCTGCTTCTGGTAAGTATAGAAGAGCGCTTGAAGGACTTAAGGCAGATCTTGCAGGAGTTGGCGAATCTTTTCTTAATATACAAACAGCTCTTATTGGAGTTATTGATAAGGTAATTGATTTTGGAGCAAAGCTCCCAGATCCAATTAAGAAGATACTAACACTTGTTGGAGGATTAACAGCTTTAGCTGGACCTGCAATTATGTTAACTGGTGTTCTTGCAAACTTCTTTGGGTACATAATCAAGGGCGTTGCACATTTTAAAGCATTATTTAAGGGCGGAGAAGGATGGAAGTTATTAACTCCTGAAATTTTAGCTGCACAAAAAGCTGGAAATCTTATGGAGGCAACATTCTATAGTGATGCTAAAGCAGCAAATATTTTGGGACAAGCATTAGCAAACTTAAATATAGAGTTAGATGAGCTAAGTAGAAAAGCAAGTTCTGGAACAATATCAGCACAGCCAGTAATTTCAACAGTTGCTGGAAATGCAATGAATATGGGAGAAAGAGAAGTTATTGCAACACACCCTCTTTTGAGCCCAAGAGATACTAGATCGTTTTCTCATTTAAATCCACTTAGCAGAATGACTGCAGAAGAAAAAGCTGCACAAACAATGTTTGGAGTTGTTCCTGGAGCACCACTTGTAAATCAAAAAATTAGCAATAACCCACAGATGTATATGTCTGGAGATTTGCCAAAGGTTGAAGGGCTAACTTCAATACGTGGAGTTTCAACTGGAGTTGTCGCAGGAGAAGCGGCAAAGTTCCACTCAATGACTGGTGCATTGGGAATGCAGTCACAGCAGGAACTTGAGTTATTAAGGCGTGAAGTTGCAGCGACTGGATTAATTACACAATCACTTTCTGATTCATATCAAGCACTTCTTCCAGAAATGACACAGCTAACTAACATGGCGGCAGCAGAGTCAGCTGAAATTGTTGCAGAACTTCAAGCAAGAAAAATAACAATGGATCAAGCAAGAGCAAAAATTGCTGCTTTAAATGCAACTGTTGAATCAATGATGGGTGAAGTCGCAACTGGTGTTGCTGCAACACAAGGAAGGACCATTAATTTAACTCAGTTACCTTTAGTAAACCAGCCAGCATTTGATCCAGTATCTGGTAAAGCAAACATGAAGGAACTTACAAGACCAAGAAATAGAACTTTGCTTAATAAGATTGCACAATCGCTTGGAGTTAAAACATTTGGCGCTCCTTATTCAATTGAAACAACTAGACCAAAGCGATTCAACATGGGTGGAAAAGTATTCTTTAATAACGGAGATCAAGTTCCAGGATTTGGAAACACAGACACAGTTCCAGCAATGCTTACTCCTGGAGAGTTTGTAATTAAAAAGGATGTTGCACAACAAGATCCAAATGGCATGAGAGCCTTAAATGATGGACAAGCAGTTGTTGTTCCAATTCAGAAACGCAACAATGGCGGATTAATTATAAATCCAAACAAGCTTCAAAAGTCTCATATTACAACAGACCTAAGCGGCTTAATGCTTTATCTTCCAGACTTTTTAAACAAGAAGGTTAATGCTAGTGGTAACGGCGCAACTGGAAGAGAAATTGCACAAATTTTAAGAACCATGCAAGATCAAGGATATAATCCAAACTCCCTGATACTTGGTTCTACAGAAAAGCTTGGAGGAGATGTTACTCAAGCATCTAGAAGAACTCAAGAAGCACTTTCTCAAGCAATAACAAAATTTGAACAAGTTTATCCAGACCAAGTATTTGGCGGCAAAAAGGATCCAGGATCATTTGAAAGATTTATGAACTCAATTTATAAGCCAGCTACTCGTGGTATTAAAATTGATTCTTCTAAATCTGGCGGAAGATCGAATTTATTTTCAGCATTGTCACAGATGTTTAGCGTTAGAGCTGAAGGCAAAATTTCTCAAGAAGATGCAATTGCTCGTGGCTTAATTGGGGCTCTTAAAGATGGAGAATCTCCTTCATCTGGTATGGGCCAAATGATTAGAAGAAAGAGCGGAAGGCTTAGCTGGCAGCCAGAGGCCAAAACAATAGGAATGAACATGCCTTCATGGGCAAAGGGATTCTCAACACTTGCAACAACTTATACTGGTGGTGGATCAAGTTGGAGAAATGCTCTTCTTAATAGATACAAGTTTAATGATGGCGGAATGGTTCCAATGATGGGTGGAGCAGTTACATCTCAAGGCGGAAGAAGCATTCCAGTTCCAGCGCAAAATGGAAAATACAACATGGGCGGCATGGTTCAAGGATATGTTATGGGTGGTCTAGTACCTTCATTAGCAGCATCTACGATTTCTAGATTAACTTCTAAATGGAAACCACAAATGCAATTCAGACAACCAGGATATCAATATACATTAGGAAACCAAGATCCACTACATGGTCCTCTTCAAATTGGCAGATCTATGGTTCCTAGACCATATGCTAAAGATCCTGAATATACAAGAGAAGTTCTATTTAAAGACGATAGATTTGCAAGACAAAATGTTATGCCACAATTCCCAATTGGAACAATGGAAGATCGTGGAAAGTATATTCTGCGTCAATATATGGCTGGTAACTATGGAGTATTAAATACACCTGGTGCAACAGAAGCCATGAAGACTTTATCAAAGAAGTTTAGCGGAACTCTTTATAGAGGAATACGTTTAAGCGATAATAGAGAAAATCCTATTCCACAAAATATTATAGCTGCAATAGAAAAGGCAAGACTAACTGGAGATAACTCTGGATTGATGGGTCAAGAGTTTATTATGCGCCGCTCATCTTGGAGCGCCAAGTCTGGCATAGCTGGAATGTTTGCTCCAGGATATGGAAAAGATCCAAGTGGAAAATCAATTCTTTTAGAAGCAAATGTAAAAAATAGAAATGTTGTTCCAGCTTCTGAAATTTTCCCTGATGTAAAATTTGCACCCCCATTCGGTCAAAAATTAACAACAAACAACTATAGATCAGAGCATGAATCTATTTTTGGTGGAAAGTTTAAAGTTGTTGGATTTTCAGGTGGAAAATTACAATTAGAAACAGTTGTTGATGGTGCTCGTGCAATGGGTGGTCCAGTAAATAGCGGAAGACCTTATCTTGTTGGAGAGAACGGACCAGAGATATTTGTTCCTAGAAACTCAGGCGGAATTATTCCAGGCTACCAAGAAGGTGGTGCAGTAGGAGCTTTCACAGCAGGATTAAGAAATCCATATGGCAAGGGTATAGCTTCTAGCATGGCTGGCAAGCAAATGGGCTTTGGCGCACAGATGGGTCTTGGAATGGCAGGCGGAATTGCTGGTCAAATGGTTGGCGGAAATGCTGGAATGGCAATTATGATGGCATCAAATATTCTTCCAATGATGACAGCACTTAAGGGCTTCGGAGGACTTATTCCTTCTGTTACAAAGGTTGCAGGCATACTAGGAAGATTAACAATTCCTGGTGCAGTAATTGGTGGACTTACAGCAGCAGTAATGTTAGTAAATAAATTTAGAAGAGATGCAGAGAATGCTGGAGAAGTTAATCGTGCAATGTTCGGCGGGACAAAAGATCAGCTTGCAGAGGTAGGTATAAGTTATACATCTGTATCTGAAAGAATTAAAGCAGTTAGAGAAGAGCTAGAGTTAACTAAAGCTAGAGCTGAATCTAATTATCAATCTATGACATCATCTGGAGTTCCAGGGCTTAATTTAACAATTACACAATTAAAAGAAGGAATTAAAGATGCTAAGGAAAACGCTAAAGATACAGTAGATCTATTTAATAATGTTGATTCTGCTAGAGTAAATGATTTAGCAGTTTCTATGAAGGCTCAGTATGTCTCGCTTGGAATGAGCGTTCAAGATGCAACAAACAAGATATTTACTTTAGTTAGTGCATCCAATAAATCTTCACAGGCATTGTCTGCAATAACAAGTACTGGATTTAAAGAAATAAAAGATAGAGCGTCTGCTGCGACAACATCTGTAAAGATGCTAGGCAAAGTAGTTTCTGATAAGTCATTGTTTAATGTTGAAGAGTTTGCTACAGGATTAGATGCTGTTTTAAACAACCTCAATTCATACATGGATTCTTTGGTGGGAACAAAGGTTGATGGGAATATGATTACAGAAGCAGATGCCTTTAAAAAGACTATAGGCGAAATTAAAAATATTAAATCTGCTACACAGAAGATAGATAAAGAAAATCTTCAAGAATTAAAAAAGCAGGACCTTGTGTTAGGCTCAATGCTAAGCAATTCAGAAAGCATACTTAGCGTTTTTGCTAAATATAGATTATATCTTTCTGGACTGTCTGATGTCATAGATATTGGGGCTATGTCTGGAGACTCTGCTATTGCCGCAGCTTCAGGATTTGAAGCCCTTCAAAGTGCAGCCAAAGATGTTGTTGGAGAAACGGCGATTGGTAAAGCTGCAGCTGCAGCAAAGAAAGCAGCATTGGATGCAGCAAAAGCTTCTAGTAATGCACAAAAAATAGATGCATCTTATTATGATCAAGCAATAAAAAATAAACAAAAACTTATTGATAAATTAGAAGAAGAGCGCAAAAAAAGGTTAGCTATATTAGAGATTCAAGAAAGATCTCAGGATTTTGAAACATCAATCAAGCAAGCACAAATTAAATATCAAGAAGCCTTGGCTTCTGGTAATATGGCACAGGCTGCATCAGAGCAATTAAACATTCAGAAGCTAAGGTCAGATAGAGAACGTGAGCTTGCTAGAAATTCTATTAACGAAAAAGCAGATGCGGACCGAAAAATACTTGAGGATGAAATTCAAGCACTTCAAGATAAAAAGGATGCACTGCAAAAGTCAGTTGCAGATACAGCAAAAAGATCTACAGACACAGCTGCACAATCTGCAGAGCTAGATACACTAATGACAAGTGTTGCTAACATTGCAGCTAAATTTGCTGGAAGCCCTAATAAGGGAGTTAAACAGATAATGGACGTTTTAGCCAAGGCGCAAGAGGCTGGCGGAGAGCAGAAAAAAGCTGCAGATAAAATGATTAAAGATTTCACTGGAAGAAAAGCATACGATGGTAGAGAAATAAGAGAAATAAATCCCTATCAGGCCATGATGAACGAGCTAGGCTCTAAGGCAACTACTACAGCAAAAGCAGACGGAACCTTCGCAGCAGCGGTAGATTTGTTTATACAAGCAGTTAGAGACTTTAAAGAGATTGTTCCAACCATTGGAGATAAAGGAAAATTTGGTGGAAATACACCTACAGTTAAGGCACCTACATTTAAAGATGCTGTTAAGCAAGGAAGTCTATCTCAATCACAATACAATAGTCCTTCAGGAGCAAACTATAAGTTATTTAAATATAACGGTAAAACCTATGCGGTAGATTCAGTAGGAGTTCCATACGAATTTAATGTAAATACTAATACACTCGGAAAAAGAGCTAAGATGGCAATGGGTGGATATATTAGTGGAGCAGGTAATGGCACATCAGATTCAATTCCTGCTATGCTTTCAAATGGAGAGTATGTAATTAATGCTAAGTCTGTTCAAGCAGCAGGAATACCGATGCTTGATAGAATTAACAAGATGGCAATGGGTGGACCAGTTTATAATATCCCAGCATATTCAATGGGCGGAAGAGTAAAATATAATGCTGGAGGTCTAGCTAATTCATCTAACTCCCTGTATAATATTAACGTTACACTTAATGGAACAGACTTATCTCCAGATGATGTAGCAAATGCTATTGAAAGAAAGATGAGAATGCGTGAAGCAACAATTGGAAGAGGGAGAAATTATTAATGCCAGCATTAACATTACCTAAAGGCGCCCTTCTACAAATTTATGGAGTTGATGCTACCGCCAACGGCGGAAATGGATCAGCGAAATGGAATACAGTAACAGATCACAATCGTTCCCCTATAACAGTAAATAATATTAGAATTGAACAATCAAACAGAATGGCAAACGGAAAGCTCAGAAAGTTCTTTGTAGCAGACAAAGCAAGGTTTGACATTTCATGGGAGCTAGTTCCATCATTTAGAACTGCAACAGTTGATGGATACTGGGGAGCAGAGGATTTAAGAACATTTTATTACAGTACTCTTGGACAGGGAACTTTTGACATACGTCTTAATTATGCAAAAGATGGCTCAAGTCAAGTAGTTTCTGGATATGAATCTTTTACAGTTTCATTTACAGACTGCTCTTTTGATTTAGTCAAGCGTGGAATCCAAGCACACTGGAATGTATCTCTTTCAATGGAAGAGGTTTAATCTTGCCTACCAATCTTGAAAATGTATTTTACAACAATACAACAGTAAGAACTGGTATTGGCTGTACCATAGAATATAATATGAATTCTCTTATTGATGGAATTTCAGCAACAACTACAGCCACAAAGGAAGATTATATTTCTGGTATTTCTTATCCTTCAACGACACCTATTAAGGTAAATCCTTTTAAAAAGCTTTTCCCCGTAGACTCAGTCATTAAGCCATTTAGACCATCTGGTCCTGGAATTAAATACTTTGTAGCCCTCCCTAATGACACAACACCATTTTCCGCATTTAGGACTTTACAGTATCCAAACTCTCAACCTAGGGTTTACTATCCTGGAGTGACAACGACATATAAATATTGGGTGGCCCCTAAAGATGATCCTGCAGACCTAACTGTAACTTATAAACAAGCAACAGAAATAACTGGAAATAAAAATGCTGTAGCAAATAAGATCATAGTTAAGTTTGACAAGTATAATCAACTTCCAACTACATATACTATTACTGTAACAAAGTCAGATAATTCAACCCAGGCGATTGGCCCTACAAGCACACCCGCAAGTGGATTGGTAACCCTATACTATAACGGCACATCTTGGTCTGCGACGGCACCGACAGAGCCAGTTACATATGCAACACCACAATCTATTAAATCAATTAGAGTACAGGGAACAAATCCTGGAAACGGCAAGATGATAGCAATCATTGAAGTTTCTGCTAGATGGATAAAGGATATTTCTGAAGACATTGTTTCTATAGATATTGATAAAGAATCATCTTCAGATCCATCAGACATTTTGCCAGTTGGAATAGTAACCGCTAATAATATAGATATGAATTTATCTAAGCCAAATCAGACGGCATTACAAACAATTGCTTATAACAGAGCATCAAGCTCATTTGATACTGATAAAATTTATATGGCAAAGTACGCAGAATTAAAACCTCATATTAAAGTATTTCATTCAAATGGAGCAATAACGTCTGGATCTGATAAGTATGATAAAGTTGAGCAAGGAATTTATTATGTAGATAACTGGTCAATTTCTGAGTATGGAGATACAAGAGTAGTTGCACTAGATGGGGCAAAGTATTTAATGGAAACATTTTGCCCAGACATTTTGTGCGAAGAGTATCCAGTTACTGCAATTTTAAGAAGATTATTAGACTCAGTAGGATTTGTTGATTATAATTTTAATTTAAAATCACCAGATACATCAGTCCCCCTCATTAACTATTGGTGGACGGAAGACAATAAAACAGTATGGGAATCAATTCAAGAACTATGTAGAGACATACAGATGAATGCCTTATTTGATGATGAAGGAATATTGCAATTTTATAGCAGAGACTATATATATGATTCAACAAGATCTTCTACATGGTCTTTTTATAGCGAAGCAGAAGGATCAGCCTTGCCTAATATAATTTCTTTTAATCAAGATGAGATTGCTTCAGGTAACCAGGTTAAGGTAATCTGGAAGACTCCATTGAAATCTAATTACATTCAAAGTTCTGGACCTCTCTGGGAATCGCCAACAACATTTTTATCTGCTGGAGGATTAAAGTATCCAATTGCAGAAGCGGCAACAGTTTCAGATTTAAATAATCTTACTAATGCTAGCACTTATCCAGGATTACAAATTGAAACTAGAACCATTGACAACTACAGTCAATACCAATCAATTTTTAATTTTAATGGATTCTTACTTATTGACTCAGAAATATTTGAGTTCGATGCTTTGCAATATCAGTATGTTGCAAAAGAAGATTCAAGTTCTACTCCAACCTGGATTCCAGTTTGGATAGAGTCTCAATCAGATGTTAGCAAGTATAGATATCTTTCAAAGCCAGGATTTCAAGATCCTTTAAGACCAGAGACTGCATACTTTAAGCCTACAAACAGAATTAGAGTAAAGTCAAGAGCGGCACTTGGAACAACCGCAGCATTCCATAGTGCTACAGCAACAGATGCTCTCAGCCAGTGGACTGGAAGAACTATAACGTGGACTACAGGAGGATCTAAATAATGCCAGGAGCATATGATGTAGACTATCAATATAAAGATGATTCTGAATCTCCAGTAGGTGCTTCTGTTTCTTTAACAATATCAGAACTTGTAGTTAATCAAACAAGCGGCACAGAAGTACAAATAACTTTTTCAAAACTTCAAGCAAGTGTTGAGCCAACAAGTGTTGAGATTACAGTACAAAGATTGCTAGCCAATGGATCAAATGACGGATCAGCTACGGTTATAACTGAAACTATTACAAATAGCTCAGATCAAATTTTGTTTACTGTTGGCTCTTTAACTTCTGAAAGAAGATATAAATTTAGTGTTCAGGCAAAAAGAAGTGCGGCCTATGGCAATAAGCTGACAACTGAAATTGAATTGGCATCTACCACGTTTAATGGAAAAGTTATAGGTACAGCATTAGACCCTAAAAATATAGGAAAAGGAAAGTCTTACCTAACTATTACAAATAACACTAAGGTTAAAGACCAGTTTGCCGTTTCAAGTAGAGAGTTTAACGCTATCACTCTTCCAACACAGACAACACAAATATTAACTGGCACATATTCGGTAGATCAGGCTATGAGAAAAAATGCAGAGTCATACTTTTCTTTTGGTACAACGGTATTCATGGAATCAATTAAAGAGTCAACTCCAGGAGCTGGACTAGGATTTTTTGTTAATACAGAGGCCACATCTGGATACTTTGTTGTAGTTGAGTCAACCAGCCTAGCTTCATCTCAAGATAGAAAATCAATTAGAATTATTAAAACAAACGGAACAAAGCTAAAGGTGTTGGCGGATTCACAAAAAAGCACAACCACAACATTTGGCGGGGTATATGGAGCAACATCATATTCAATAGATGTTAAGGTAAGGGTTAAAGATCTAACAGTTACTATAATTGCATATGTAAATGGATTTAAGATTATGGCTACAGATACAACAACTGGATCAGGATTAGATGAAATTATTCACCCCACAAAGCGAGTTGCTCTACTATGCACCAGAGGTACAGCGGCATTTGATTATGTTTATGGCACAGACATTGATAAGCAAAGATATGATGACACAACATATAAAACAAACTTTTATGAAGGACAATTTTCAAACGATGTAATCGACGTAGCCTTCGGTGAAAACATATATAATTCCCTTTTAGAAGAAGATGAGTACACAAATAAAGAATCAATGGTAGACGAGTTTGGTACCGTTGTTAGAGAAATTGCTGTAGCAAAGGTTAAGTTTGACAGCCGACCTACATTCCCAGTAAAATGGACAACAGGCGGAAATCCATATGCCAAGATATTGGCATCAAAGGTTTCAAATTTTTCTGCTGAGGCATATTTACTAAATAATACATCAACAACAATTCCTATTTCAGATAATGAGACTTCCTACTTCTATGTGTTTGGTAACACGCTTGGAATGTCTGGAGATCTAGAATATACTACAGAAGAGGTTTCTGATTATACCTCTAAAGAGCCAGTACAATTTGAGTCAAGATGGTTGCAAAATTTAAGTGATGTTAAGTCATTAGCTAATTGGATTAAAGATACTGTTGTAAATAGAGGCAGGGTGGTATCCATGGAAATTTTTGGAAACCCTTTAATTTCAGTCGGAGATATAGTTACAGTTAAATATACATACCAAGGATTTGCAGGAACAGAAAAACTAATTGTTACAAGCGTATCTCATAGATATAGCAACGGATTGGAGACATCCATTACTTGTCGAACTTTATAGTTGACCAAATGGTATAATAAAAAAATGGGTATAGAAAAAAAATCATCTAGAGTTCCAAAGGCTTCCATTGTTCGTGGAGCCCCAGTTGTCGTTACAACAGATGATGAATTTATTTCTTTTTATGATCCACTTCAATTTATAGTTAAAGATGGCGGCAACGTAAGATACCTTAAGTTTGGTCCAGGATCACCATTTTCAAGCTCTCTTGTTTCTGGTATAGGTACGGCTACTGGTACAATAAATTCAGCTTTAGAAAATAAAGCAGAGATTGTTGCAATTGAATTGCCAGATGTACCTAATCTGACAGACATTGAATTATTTAGTTCAACTAAATATTATGATCCAGTCACAAAAGTAGAAAAGGCAAAGCTAGTTATCAAGGTAACAAACACAAGTAAAGATAAAATAAACATTGAGGGGGTAGACGCAAGGATTTATAATCCTTCCGAAAAGCTATGATTAAAGGAACCTATGTATTCTATCAAGAGGGTAAAGAAATTTATCGCTCATCCAATGTTATTACCAAGTTTGGTAAAAGATTCTTAACTAATTTTATTGCTGGCAATATAGCAGACGCAAACAAGGACATGGCTTTTGGAGTAGATCGTAAAGAGGCTTTAGTGACAGCGGCATCTGCGTCAGCAGGTACAGTTACATATACAGCAAATAACTATTTGTCTGCAGGAGATATTGTAAGTATTTATGGACTCTCAACATCTGCATTTAATTTGACAAACGTAACTGTCGCCTCTGCATCAACTACCCAATTTACCGTAACTAATGCTGCAACTGGAACGGCGGTATCTGGATCAACATCTGGACGGGCATTCAAAAAAGCAACAGACGGAGATACAAGACTAGGATTTGAATTCTATAGACTTCCTATTCAGTTAGCAAGCACAGATATTCAAACATCTGGAGCAAATACAACATATTCTGTAGTATATAAGACAACACTCCCACAAGATGTATCTGCAACAATTTCAGAAATTGCATTATATCCATCATCTAGAAGCTCAGTAAATAACTTTGACAGCAAGTTCCTTGCTGATTTTAATGATGCATTTGACTGGACAGATGAAAATGACGATCATCCTCCAGTAGCAACAACTGGACAAAAAATTGGTGACAATGTAATTGTTCTAGAGTCAGATGGAACATCTGCAATGGAATATACTCAAGATGTTAACCCAATTGATTTTTCTGGATATAGCGTAAATGACTCTCTTACATTTGCATATGATAAGCCAGAAGCAGATGTTGATAGCATTAAGATTAGATTCTACAGTGAGTCAACCAAGTATTATGAAGTAACAATTACCCCTCAGCCAGGATTAGGATATAAAATTGTTCCAAATATTTTAATGAGCACAGTTTTTGCAGGAGCAGTTAACTCTCCAGACAAAACAAACATTAACAAGATTGGTATTATTGTTACACCAACTTCTGGAAAT